TGACCTCCAGCGCGCTGATGCCGACCCGCTCAGGATCATTGTCGTCAGGGATGACAGTCAGGACGCGATAGAGCTTCGGCAGGGTGGGCAGCCCCGGCGCGGACAGGGAGACCGAGAGATTCTCGGGGATGTCGGCCGGAAGCGGTGCATCGAGATAGAGGGTGGTGACGTTGCCGCGCTGGCCCGACGTGTTGGTGATCACGCGGGTCTGAGCGATGGTCGGCAAGCGCCAGGTGTCGCTGCCCGGCTGCGACGTGACCTCCGGCTCGTAGTTGGGGTTCGGCGACGAGAAATTGAGCTGGTAGGCCACGCCCACTTCGAGGCGCACGGTGTCGCGCAGGGTGATTGACAGGCGATCAGGCGCCACTTCAACGGCGCGGCCAGTGCTGCGCTGCTCACGGTCACCGAGATCGCCGTCGGCGATCAGGATCATGTCGAGCTGGTTGATGTTGCGGCCGCGGCGATTGGTCGTGAAGTTGGCGATGCGCGTCTCGCCGGTGGTGGACTCCAGCCGAAGCTTGGCGCGACGCATGGCCTCCTGACGGTTCGTGCAGCCGACGGCCACCATCGTCGTGGTCTTGCGTCCGAACCGAGCGATATGCTCGTTGTCGTAGAGACGAACGCGATCCTCGCGATAGTCCATCTCGGCGTTCTTGAACGCCATGGTGATGTCGTTATAGCGGGTGTCGACATCGGTGTGGCTGTAGACGAACTCGCCTTCGATGTTCTCCAGAGTGAAGATGTCGAGCGGCAGCTCAGGCTTGTCGACCTTGAGACGCCATTCGCCGTCGCCCTGATCCCATGCAAGGCCGCCGATCGCGCCAGCGAGATACCGAATGAATTCCTCGGCCTTCATCGCATCGGTGATCGCGATGTTCAGCGAATAGCGAGGGTGCATGCCGCCCTTGCCGTCCGGCACCAGCTCGCTGCACCACTTCGACGCTTCTAGCGCGTCCCACTTATTGAGGTGCGAGCCTTGGGCGATGAGCGAGAGGCCGCTTAGGCTATCGGAGATCGCGTCGTTGATCACCCATGCAGGGTCGTTCGTGAACGCCTTCGCCCATGAGCCGTCCCAAATCGCGCCGGTATATTGTCGGGTCGTCGGATTGAAGACGCCGATTGGTGGCACCGACACAATCTTGGTGTCGTACTCGCCAGTCATCTCCGGCACGCTGGTCAGCTGCTCGCTGGCCTTGCCGAAAACGTGGAGCCACGAGACGCCACGCCAATCCTCATGGTCGCCCAGCACCGTGCTGTAGACCGCGGACAGCGACTCCCACGTGATCAGACGACGCTCGATGTTCTTGCCGTCGCTGCTGTCGATGCTGTCCTTCTCGCGCAGGCGCACGCGAACGTCCCACTGGACGCCCTCGTAATCGCCGGTATTCGGCACCTTGATGCGCAGCTCATAGATCGACGGAGCCTGCCGCTTGGTGTTGATCTTGAAGCCAGCGGCCGTATAGGTGCCCCCTCCACCGCCGCTGGTATTCTTGGCGATCTGCTGGTCGTAGAAGACCTTCGTCACGAAGGCCTTGACGAAGCCGTTCTCCAGCTCGAACCCGTTGGGGTCATAAGCGGGGGGAGACTGGCCGCTGCCGCCGCCGGTCGGGTCGAACCACGTTGCGGAGCCGGTCGGCTTCATCTCAACGTCGAGCGTCAGCGAGTGCGGGAAGATGCCCTTCTCGGTCTGCTTGAACAGCTGGTTGAGGATGAAGCGCAGATCAATGAAGTCGGCGCCGGTGTTCGGCAGGGTTTTGGTAACCCATGGCCCAGGCGAACTGGCGTTGGTGTTGGGTAGCGGCAGATTAACAGGAGTCGGCGCGGCGCCGCCGCCCAGCTTGAGCGAGACCTTCTGCGGGAACTTGGTCGGGTCGCCGTCGCCGAGCAGCGCGACGAAATCCCCGAGGTTCTTTTCGCCGGACTCGTTATCGATCGCGGTGCCGTCGACCTTGATCGATTTGAGGCCGTTGACAGGCCCCTTGATGGGGCCGATGCAGAGGCCAAGGACGCCCTCGAAGGTGTCCTCGGATCCGAGCGCGTCGGGAGTGTTCTTGAAGCTCCCGCCTCCACCACCGCCGCCGCTGCCTTTGAGTTTCGTGTCGATCACCGGTGACCTCTAATCAGGTCAGCACCCCTATCTGCAATCCGAGCTGCTTGTCCACCTTTGTGATCGGGCGGTTGTCGATCAGATCGTCGCTCTGGACCGGCGCGCCGGTGATAAAACGGTTCTGCTCAAAGCTCTGACGCAGCCGGCTGTCGTTGACCTCGCGCTCCAGTGCTTCGATCGCGGCCCAAATCGTGCCCAAGGTCTCCAGAGGACCATCGCGCTCGGCTTTCGTGATCGGATCCACGATGCGGGTGCGACGCTTCCAGGAATAGCGACCGGTCGGCTCGAACAGACGGAAGCTCTGGAACAGCGTGCCGCGCCAGTTCTCCGACGGGCCATTGTCGCCGACGATGAACTTGCTGCCCTGCAGGGATTCGATGACCATGCCGATCTTCAGCGCGGTCGGATAGACCGTCCGCAGCACGTGGCGCGGGTTCACGAAGACGTATGCCGGCTGCGCGTTCTGATCGGTCTCCGACAGGACACCCGTGATGATCCCGCTCCCGCCCTCAATCACGCGGAAGGCGATGTCAAATCGTTCGCCAACTGTCGCCAAACTGACCATTTCAATACCCCGGATCGTGGTGAACGAGCTGCACTTCCAGCGGCTCCAGCCAGCCGCCGGCGTTGGCCGGCGCCGCCGGCACCGTCAACGGGACGGCAAAGCGCACCAGCATCTGCTCGCCGATGTGCTGGTGAGTCCAGTAGAAGGGGAGCCAAGTCTGGTGCTGTTCATAAAATTGCTCCAGCCGACGCGCGTTGAATTGCGGATTGGTCACGGCGTCGTAGAGGTCGTTCTCATCGAGATACCAGCGCAGTCCGAACAGCTTGAGCTTGAACTTGCGCTTGTAGGGCACCTCCGGCCGGGACGTAAAATCCCAGCCGTTCATGCTCATCCCCTGCAGGGGCTGAGGCGGCATCGTCTCGGGCACATAGCGCTCGGGGCAGAAGTCGAACGTCTCGGGCATCAGTTGTTCACCACATGCTTGACCAGCTTGGAGGTCTCGCCACCCTGCAGGAGATCCTCGTGGACTGCAACGAGGATATCATTCTTGCCGAGCTGGCGCGGGATATTGGGCTGCGTCACGTACACGGCAACCTCCTGATGAGGCGCCTGAATGATCGGCGCCGAGCGCAGCGCGTCGAGCGCGGCGGCGCCGTGCGCGTTGAGATTCGCCATGAACTCGTGACCGACGCTGCGCACGGCCGGCCCCTGCACCACCCACTCGTCACGGGCGATCCGGGCGTTGACACTGTCCTTCTGCGAGGAGCCATTCATGACCCGACCGCCGCCAAGCAGCTGCGCGCGGCCGCGGCCGTCGTAAGGCACGCCGCCGATATTGGTCATGCCGGTGAAGCCAAACGCGCCGCCCGGCCCAACGCTGTTGAAGCCGGTGCCACCACTGATATCGAGATTGAAACCACTGGCGCCGCTGCTTCCGGTGCCGCTGCCAGCCCACGCCGCGGCCACATTCAGCAGCATGTTAAAGACCTGCGTCGCCAGCGCGCGCGCCGCGAGCTGGATCATATACTGGATCATGCCCTGAACGAAGTCGCCGAAGGCCTGCAGGACCGTCTTCGACCCGCTCATGATGTCGGTGAACATCGTGGTCAGGCCCTCATGGACCGTCTCCAGCGCGCCGCCGAGGTTGTGGATCAGCTCCTCCTTGAAGGTGCGGGTCAGGCCCTGCGCCTCTCGATAGGACTGAATGGCCTGCTGCAGACCGTCGGACAGCGAGGTCGGGATGAGACCGCCGGCGCTGAGCTGCGCGTCAAGCTGCGCCTTCTCCTCGCGGAGGGCGCGGATCTCATTATTCATCTCGCGGATGCGCGCGCTGAACTCCTCCATCTTGGAGGGGTCCACATTCCGCAGCGACATGTCGAGCTGCGCCATTCCGATCGCGAACTCGCGCTGGGCGATCTCGCCGGGCAGCTGGTCACGGCGAGCGACCAGCGTGGCCTGCTCGGCATTCGCGATGCGACGCTCCTGCAACTGCCGCACGTAATCCGGCACGCGGTTGGTCAGGCCCGGCGCGCCGAGACCGGTCAGGCGCGCCTGCTCGATGGTCGAAGTCCGCTGGAAGGGACGGAGGCGATCCTGATAATCGAGGCCGATCTGCTCCAGCTGAGCCGTCAGATTGCGGAGCAAACCGCTGACGATCGACTCCTCGATTTCGCTCCAACGCTGGGCGATCTCACGGCGCATGGCCGAGAGGCGTGCCTCCCGCTCTTCGGGCATCGCGTCCTGACGATCCAGCTCGTTCTCGACCGTCGCCTGGAGATCAGCCTTCCACTGATCGAAGGTGAGGAGGATATTGTCCTCAGTCGCCGCGAACACGGTGCTGCTGGTCGCCCGGCCGAGCGAGCGAATCTGCCGGCGAAGCTCGTCATCGGTGGTGTCGAGCTGGTTGCGCAGACGCGCGCCTTCCGCGCGCTCGGCGCGCTGCTCTTCACGCTCCTGGATCCGGCGCTGCTCGTCCTCAATATCCGCGTAGTTGCCGGGCGCACTCCCGCTCAGCGGGTTACGGTCCACACCGCGGCGTGTGCGACGCTCGTAGTGCAGGTGAACGCCGGTCGCCCGGCCGCTCCGGCCCATGTAGCCGATGACGTCGCCGGCGTTGACCACCTGACCGCGCTGGACGTTGAACCCGCTCAGGTGGCCGTAGCGGGTGGTGGTACCGCCGCCATGGCTGAGAATGATCAAATTGCCGTAGCCGCCCTGCGTGCCGCGGAAGTCAACGACGCCATCCGCGGTCGCATAGATCGGCTCGCCCATCTGGCCGCCGATATCCACGCCCTGATGATTGGTCGAGCCGGGGCCATTGGCGGTTTGCGGCGCGCGCCGCGCGCCGACGCCGCTGGTGACGCGCGCGGCGGCGTTGCCACTGACCGGCGAGCGGAACTGGATCTGTTGGGCGGCGTCCTGCGCCGCGCGCTCCGCGCGCCGGTTCTCGCGCTCGGCAGCGCGCTGCTCACTTTCACTGGGAGTGACGATGTCGTGAATCTGCGCACGCATCCCCTGCGAAGAGCTGCGAGCATTGGCCATCGCCGTGCGGAGCCACGCGGCGGCTTGGGGGTTGGCTCGCTCATTATTCGTCAGCGACTGCTCAATCCGATCGAGCAGAGCGATGGTATCGCGCTGGAGACGGTCACGATCAGCACCCTCCGCGGTGCGCATCCGCGTAATGTTGGCCTCGGCGTTGCCGAGCCACTGATTGATCGTTCCGCCGTAGCGGCTATTGCTCCAGCGGGTCTCATTCAGCGAGCCTTCGAGAACTCGATTGTTGCCGGCCGAGCGCGCGATCAGGCCCTGATTGTGCAGCAGGGACAGGAGCGAATCCGCAAGCCCGGCATTCGACCGGGAGATGCGCTCGGCGGCCTCCTGCAACATACGAGCGTTGGCCGCAGCGTTCGGCCCGTTGAGATTGTCGAGAGCATTCTTCTCCGGACCGGAGAGCATCCCCATGAGGCGCGGGTTATTGTGAACCTGACGCCAGAACTGATCGCGGTTCTGACGAGCCGTGACACCCTGCTGGGTGTTCAGGGCCATCTCGCCGGTGATCACCTGCTCAAGCGTGCGACCTTCCTCAGCCTGCAAGCCGCGAAGGGCCTCGATCAGGCCATTGATGTCGTGCGTCGTGCCGACGACGTGACGGGCAAGCCCCTCGAACCGAGCCATGAGGCTGACGGTCTCAGCCTGCACGAGACGCTGATCGGTGCCGAGCTGCTGCGACTGCTCCTGCAATCGCTGGATTTCCGTGCCGAGAGCCTGGTATTTGGTCCGAGATTCCGCGGTCGCTTCGCTGGCTCGCTGCAGCGAAGTCTCAAGCTGACCCATCTGACCGGTCGTGTCGTTGGCATCCTGTCCGAGACGCCGGATTTCGGTGCCGAGACCACCGTAGGGGGTGCCGATCCCCTGCGTCCCCGCACCACCGCTCCAAGCCATGTTGCCAAGACGCTCAAGACCGCCGGCAATGTACGGCTGCAGGCGGTCGCGAAGCCACTGATCGACCATCCCTGGGTAGTCCTGCGCAGACGGCGCACGACGCCCTGCGGTAACCTCCTCGGTCCGCTGCAGCTCGTCATTGATCTGCTTGAGCAGGTTCTTGAGAACCAGCAACGGCCCTTCGGCCGCGTCGAAGAAGTTCTCACCGATAATGTTCTTGAACCGCTGCCACTGCGCAGTGAGCGAGTCCATGGCACGCTCATTGGCGATTGCAGCGGCACCCTGCTCGGCAAACTGCAGCTGCAGCTCGGCCATGAGGTCGGTGTTGTTGCGCGCGGTCAGGTAGAAAGCCGCGGCGCGCGTCTCCAGAGTGCCATAGGCCTGCGCGGCGCCGAAACCTGCGCGGTTCAGCGTGTCCAGCACGGCAGGCAGGCCGCGAGTGGTCACATCGATATCGGCCATGGTGAGGTTGAGGCGGGTCAGCTTCTCACGCAGGGCATCGCTCGGCGACTGCAGATCGACGAGGAACTGACGCATACCGGTACCGATGGTCGAACCCGACCGGATACCGGCCTGCGACAGTGCAGCGGTGGTCGCCAGCAGCTGTTCGAGGCTGATATTCTGCTCGTAGGCCGTGGCGCCGACATACTGGATCGCCAGAGCGGCTTGCTGCACCGTCAAGCGCGTACGGTTCAGGGCCGTGGTGATCATGTCGGCGATGCGCGGCGTCTCGCTGGCCTGCATCTGGAACGAGCCGAGCGCCGCGGTGATGAGGTCCACGGCCTCTTGCGGGGTCGAGCCGGACGCGATCGCCAGCCGGCTCACGCTCTCCAGCGCATCACCCATCTGACGGGCGGTGACACCCGCCTGCGCCAGCTTGGTCGCCATCTCGGTCAGCTCGACCAAGGAGAAGCGCGACGAGCGGCCAACCTCCATAATGTCGCCGGCCAAGCCTCGCTGTACCTCGGCGGTCGAGTTCGAGATCGCCTGCAGGCGCTTGAGCGCGTCCTCGAACTGGACGACGAACTGCATACCGTTCCGGATCGCGCCGATGACGCCGAAGATCGCCATGCCGGCCGCGCCGTAAGCCGCGGTGCGCGCGGCCACGACAGGCA